CTGCGTACCCACCATTGAGGCTATTGAGTTTGATCTTGTTGAGAAAGCGTTAGAGTTGAAACCATCCGCTTTTTTAAAATTGAAACGACTTACTTCCAGAGGAGACAAGGAAGCTTGGGAATACCTATCTAATTTCCGAGGTTGTAAAATGAACGACCGAATTATAATTCGAACAACTGCTGAGAGCAAGTTGACACATGTATTTGGGAAGGCGATGGAGGTTGGCAAGCCTACTGTTGTCTATGATAGGGAGCTTTCTAAACCCTATTATGATACTCTCAAGGACATTATGACACAACTCAACAAGTGCAAGCTTAATGCTATGAATTTTGAAGCCAGCTTGAGCACCCCGGATGATATCCTTGGTATTCTGCCTTGTGAGAAGTTTTTACCTATTACTGTGCTATCTGATAGGCCTATTAAGGCCATCTCTGCAGTTACCTACTTTAAAACTATTGTACCTAATATCAATGTACTCTCTGTTGCCCACCCTCATATTCAACGACTTTGTCCAGAGATGTGGCATATTGCGCGAGATGCCTTTATTACCACTACTCCTAGTGTTAAGGCTCTTTTTGCCATACAGGAGAAGATTACCCGCGGCAAGCTCAAATGGAATGTTGATCCTAGAATTGTTTGTATTGCACTTAACATACTTGTGGCCAAAATTAAGCCTACCAAGAACCGTATGGGAGTCTCTATGGACTCACGTATGGCTGATAGCATGGGATTTAATCCCACTGCTGGTACGGGGTTTAAATACATGCCCATAAATGGTGTCCATCATAAGCGTGAACAATATCCATACACTAGAGAAATTTTTATGAAACTTCTTGATGATATATATTCTCAGATTGGCAAATCTGAAACCACTCTCCCTCCTTGGATTCATGTCTTTATGACAAAAGGAGAGGTTAAAGGTGGCGATGATCCCATAGATAAGGTAAGATTCATCTCTATGATGGGACTCCTTGCTGATATGGTTAATACTGTTGTCGCCACACCATTTATGAGGGGATTGGAGAAGTATAAGTCTATTCTTATAGGCTCCTCTGTCTGGTCATCTTTGGTCTGGAATATGTATTATGCTCTCAATCATGTCGACTTTATGGGATTGCATCCTAATTTTCAGGAAAAGAAAGATTATAAACCCAATTACGGTAGGATGTATTTTACTATGGATTTGTCTGCTCAGGACTGGTCTTTCTCCCCGACCTTGCTTTATATCACGCTCTGGATTCGTATGTTGTGGTGCGAGTTCGATAATGATGAAGATCGTGCCGCATTTGTTGAGCTTTTCTCCCTTGAGACCGGTTGGGCCAATGCTAAAGTTGTTCAGTGGTTTGGCGGGATGTTCTATATATTTCTTGGTATTATGGCTAGTGGTTATAAAGGAACATCACATTGTGATACTCTTATGTTGCTTATATGCACATTTATCGCTTTCATCACCCTTTGTGTTCGAACTAAGACACCTGTCCGTAAGTTTTTAGATGATACTGATCTTGGAGACTATGGTGATGATGGGTCAGGACATACTGATGAAAAATACGCTCCTATCTTTAAACCAGACAGCAATGATTTTCCTGTCGCTCTTGCTGAAGTTTTTAAAGAGTTAGGACTCATTCTTAAACCTGGAGAGAGTAAGATTTACCTTCCTAACCGCTGGGTTACTGATAGATTTTACACCTGGATTGCTAATGATGTTATTCTTGTTGAGGGTATTCACATACTTCAACGGTACTTTGTTAAATACGACTCTCAAATGAGACCTCTTCATCCTGACTCTAAGACTTGGTCTATTGTTATGCCTTGGCGCAAAACCGAGTCATACCTTCCTAAAGTTTGCCTTGATGCCGAGAACTGGGAGGGTAAGCCCGGCAGGACTAAATCTCCCCCTCATTATTGGATACAGTATTATATGAAAATGTATGGGTTGCTCCTTGATGCTGGCCCTAATTATAGGGCACATATACTCATAAAATCCATTATGCAGTCTGTTAACTATATGGTCCCTGATATTGGCTATGCCGCTTATACAGCTGACCTTAGCGGTGCGCTTGAAGACACGACGCGAAAGTTGGGTTGTAGACCACAGGATATGGAAGCTATCTGTACTGTTGCCACCGACTCTGACGCCTTATCTTACTTTAGGGTTGTTAATTGCATCCATATGACACTTTCTAGTTCCCACCGTAAGTTTCCTACTAACTATCCTGTTTCTGTCCTTAAGCACTACTGTCCTGACGGTTTTATTCTTAAATCCTTTTCTAACATTAATGGAATTACTGTTTGTACCGCTTCTGAGCTCGTTTCCCATGATTTAGATTAACTTAATCATAAAATGATCTATTTTATAATAAAATTTAAATTACAAAAAAAAAAAAAAAAAAAA